TACCACAGGGTCAAACAATTCGTGGCAAGTTTTATCCAGAAGGTACTGTTGGTATTCCAGCACGTTCTACACGTACTGGTAATACAATTATAGAACGTTCTGCAAAAGTTAATGATGAGTTACCACCAAAGGATGAACTTACTGCAATTAAGAAAGCCTTTGCTGAGTTAACTAAAGAAGAAAAAGCAGCAATGCGAACAGCAGATGCACGCGGTATTCAAGGAATCCTTCGTGAGAAAATTCTTAAAGGTGATAATAAAAAACCTGCTGGTCCTAAAGATGCGCCAACGCGTAAGCGTTTAACTGCAGATGAAAGATTAGCAATTATAAAAAGAAGTGTTCGTGCACGCCGCGCAGCAGATACGGCACGCAATAAGCGTCTAGAAGAATTAAAAAAGAAACTCACTCCAGCGCAAAGAAAAGCAATTGCAAAAGCAATTGCAGAAGCAAAGAGGAATAGCAGATAATGTTGACTGATAAGCAAATTTTTGCACGTGTTGCGTCTTTAAAAGACCGCACCCGTGACCGTGATTCACGTCAGCAAGATGTACTACTAGTACGTCAAGGTAAAATTTCTAGCGTATATCCTGATTTTTTTCCAGAAGGTGTAGAGGCTAACGTAGTTGCCAACTTTGTTGACATTGTAGCCCGTGACTTATCTGAAGTTATGGCTCCGTTACCTGCAGTTAATTGCTCAGTAGTTAGCCAAGTTAAAGACCGTGCTCGTAAAGCAGCAGATAACCGTACTCGTATTGCTGCTAACTATTTTTATAACTCTGATTTGCAGGTCCAGATGTATACTGGAGCAGATTGGTATGTAACATTTGGGTTTGTTCCGTTCATTATTGAACTGGACACTGAAGCAAAGTTGCCGCGTATTCGCGTAGAAAGTCCTGTCGGGGCGTATCCTGAATTTGACCGCTACGGACGCTGCGTTGCTTTTGCTAAGCGTTATGCTATGCCACTGGCTGAATTGATTTCTCAGTTCCCAGAACATGCTGACGTTTTACTTGGTCGTGACGGATACGACCAAGACATGAATAGTAGATTTGAAATTGTTCGTTACTACGACCAGCATCAATCTATTATCTTCGTTCCAGAACGACAGAATCTCGTTATCTCCCGTGCCAAGAATCCTATTGGTAAGTTGATGGTTGTAGTCGCAAGACGACCAACCGTTGATGGAGAGATGCGTGGACAGTTTGATGATGTACTTGGTATTCAGTTGCTTCGCAATAGATTCGCATTACTTGCGATGGAAGCAACAGAGAAGGCCGTTCAGTCACCATTGATTGTTCCTGACGATGTGAACGAGTTCCAATTCGGTGGTGACGGAGTTATCCGTACTAAGAACCCTGCGGGTGTTCGCCGAGTTGAACTACCAGTATCTGGCTCATTGTTTAATGAGCAAGCAGTTCTGCAAAATGAATTGCGTATGGGTACACGTTATCCTGAATCACGTACTGGAAATCTTGATGCTTCGATTATTACTGGTCAAGGCGTTCAAGCCCTTATGGGTGGATTTGATACACAGGTTAAATCAGCACAGGCTATCCTTGCATCTACATTAAAAACTGTTATCTCACTTTGTTTTGAAGTAGATGAGAAAATCTTTAATGAGACAAAATCCATTCGTGGTATTGATGCAGGTAGCCCTTATGCAATTGAGTATCTACCTTCAAAGGATATTAAGGGAGATTACTCTGCTGATGTTCGTTATGGAATGTTGGCTGGTCTTAATCCAGCGCAGGGACTTATCTTTATGTTACAAGCCCTTGGCGGTAAATTAATCTCCAAGGACTTAGCAATGCGTGAATTGCCATTCGGGGTTAACGTAACTCAGGAGCAAGAAAAAATAGAAGTTGAAGAAATGCGCAACTCTCTTATTGGTTCTTTAAATGCTTCAGCACAGGCTATTCCGCAACTTATTGCTAATGGCGGAGACCCAACTGCAATTGTTAAAAAGATTGCAGAAGTAATCCGTATGAGACAGAAGGGCACTCAGATTGAGGACGCAATCAATGATGTGTTCGCTCCAGAATTACCACCTGCTGGAGAAGCACCTATGGTAGAGCAACCGTCCCCTGCTCCCGCCGCGGCTCCAGCAGGTGGCTCTCAACCGCCACAAGGACTACAAAGTTTACTTTCCAGCCTAACAATTGGTGGTACGGCAAACGCTTCGGCAAGAACAGTAACTCAAAGATAACTAGGTAGGGGACAATGACAACGCTGGCTGCTTATCAAGGAGATGGTTGGTCTGTAATCGGTTGCGATTCCAGAGCATCTGATGAAGGTGGTCGTCCTATGACGATTGCTACTCATAAGATTATTGAAAACAACGGATACCTCATTGGAGGTTCTGGTGCTAGTCGTGGTTCTAACATCTTGCAGTTTGGATGGAAACCACCTAAGCCAACTAAGTTAGAAAACTTAGATTTGTTTATGACACAGAAGTTTATTCCTGCAATGCGTAAAGTTTTTATAGATGCAGGTTATGACATGAAAGAAGACGGGGATGCAGCAGCGCAGGATTCAGATTTTATTATCAGCATACATGGAATTATTTATCCTATCTTTGAAGATTATTCTTGGGACCGTGATGTGCGTGGTATTTATTATGGTGGGAGCGGTGGCGATGTTGCTTTGGGAGTTATGGAGGCTTTACATATTGATAAAGCAAAAACTCCGCAAGATGCGGAAAAAATAATCCGTAGAGCAATAGAGGTTGCCTGTGTGTGGGACATCTACACAAGCCCACCAATTATAACAAAGATTCAGTACGCAAAATGAGTGAGAAGTTCAGGGAGAAAATAGAGCAAGCACTAAAAGTTCTAATCGAAGAAGACCCTGAAGGGTACAACTACGTCTGCGCTAACTGGTTAATAATTACAGAATGGGCAGACTATGATGGAACTCGTTACTTGCATACGGAAGTGTCAGAAGCAATGACACCTTGGAATGCCTACGGCATGATGCGTATGGCTAAGGAATACAATAAAGAATCATTCGGCGAACCGCCAGCAGATGAAGATGATGAATTGGAAGAAGGAGATGAGTAATGACAACTGCACCAGAAGGACGTGGTGGCTATCGTGCGCCGTCTAACCCAGCAGCAGTATCAGGCCCTGGCGCTCTTTCTCAACGCACTGACGGGGGACCAACACAAGCCGCAAGATATGTTCCAGGTTTACCATACGGACAAGGACAGCAAACCTACTCAAACCAAGTAGCAGCACCTATGGCTGGTAATTCAATGGCTGGTAATCCTATGCCTGCTATGGAAATGCCAACAGAATTAATGGCTCCTACTCAGCGTCCTAACGAACCTATTACAGCAGGCATTGATATTGGTGATGGTCCAGGAAGTGAAATTATGAATCTTCCAAACACCAAACAACCTCTTTCTACAATTATGCGCAAGATTGCGCAATTCGACCCAACTGGAGAAGCCGAACTTATTTATTCAACACTTGCTGAATACGGGTACTAATGGCACGCATTATAAACCCAATAGTGGGTGAGGTTAATCCTTCGGTTTACAGTGCAGCAAAGAATGCTAACCTACCTCCAGAGCAGCAAATTGCCGTTGAGCAATTTTCTTATACTGTTAAAAAAGCAAAAGAGTTTCGTGCTCTTAAGGTAGATGATGCTAAGCGTGAGTTTCAAGCATTAACACCTGATGCACAGGCACTTATGAAGGCTCTTTACCCAACCGCAAAGTTTCTTCAAGAAGACCCAAGCCTAAAGCAACGCGCTCTTGGTGCACTTGGAACAATTGCTAAGGGTGTATTTAGCCCTATTATTGCAACACTTCAAGTAGCGGTAGCCTATGGTCGTGCAATTAATACTGGCTATGTAGCAGGTAGAGAAATTTATCAAGGCGCAGACCCATTTTCTAAAAAAACTTGGGACGATGCATATATGGGTCGCGATGCTTGGGATGAAGGTGCAATTCTAAATGCTGAAAAAGTACATGGCAAAGAAAACATTTTTGTAGCAAAGGGTTTACTATCTGGTAAAACTCCTGGTGAGATTGTTGAAGAATATGGAACACCAGATTCAAAAATTCTTAGTGCCATTAGTTACGCCTATGATAATGAAAAAGAGTTTAGTCAAATTATTTTTGATACTAAGGCTGCCCAGATTTCACCAGGTCGTGACTTATATCGTGCTATCTATCAATCCAATCAGGCTAAAAGTGGTAACTTAACTACACGTGCACTAACTGGTAAGTATCAGACTGGTGTAACTGGAACTATTGATACAATGTATCAAATTGTTATTGACCCATTAACATGGATTACTGGCGGAACCAGCAAGATTGCCACCAAGGGTGGTCGTGTTGCAGATAACATTATGAAACAAGCCGCTAATGGTAACTTTAAAGGTGCTATTCGTCAGGCATTTGGAGATACTCAGGTTAGAGACCTATGGGATAATGGGGTTGGCAAGGCGCTTGAGAAGTTTGCTGTTGCAAAAAAGGGTTCTATTGAAAAGTCAAACGCTTATCGCGAGTTAGTTCAGACCTATCCTGGGTTTAATAACTTTGAAGTTGTTACATTACTAGCAAACAAGAAAGTTTTTAACGCAGAAAGTGCAGAAAATTTCTTTGGCGAAATAGAAAATGTAAACATTCTTCTTAATGGTCGCGTTGATGGTATTACATTTATGCGTAATGGCATACCAACTGCACAATCAGAGCGTCACATCAGCATGGGTATTGCTAAAATTGTAGATTCATTTATGAATCCTACTATTAATAACGAAAAAACTTTACTCGACCTTGCCAGTGCACAAAACAAGGGCATAGATGCTGCAACAATCTTAAGAACCGCTGGCGAAGATATTGATAAAGGCGTTAACATTGCTGGAATTAGTCGCTTTGATGACATCAATAAAGATATTAAACGAGCACGCCGTATTGGCGAGATTGTTGGTAAGCAGGCTTCACGCAACCCTGCTGGTACACAGATTCTTCTTGGTGAAGACGCTGTTAAGACTGCAGAAAACTTTCGCCTTGTGGCGCGACAGGTATTTACCCGTGATATTGCAGACTTTGTAACATTCCACTTCCTTGATTCAGAGGCTGATGAGCAGGTTATTATTATTCGTAACCTTTATGCAGCAATTATGCACCGTTATGGACTGCATGGAACTGCTGAAGGTCGAAAGATTATGGAAGAAATCCTTAACAGGACTTTCAATAACCGTTCTGGTATGACTACTACCTCTAGAACAGAAGTACCCGCAGATTTTGTGGATGATATTAGCCAGCATGTTCTGCGTATTGAGAATGATTCTCCTATCCTTAATGCCCGTGGCATTGTGCAGCCTAGTCAGGTAGCACAAGGTATTGGCGCTTTACCATACGAACAGATTCTTCAAGTTGCTGCTAAGGAACGCCGCAAAAACTCTATCCCAGCCATCTTTGATGGTGCTACACGAAATAAGTTTGTTTCTGAGTTTGTAAACGTATGGACAATTCTTACATTGTTTCCACGTTTGGGTATTCGTTCTGCTATTGATGAGGCAACTATGTATCTCCTCAATGCACCACTACTTGATTTACTTTCATTACGTAAGATTAGAGATGTTCAAGAGTTTAAGAATGTAGCAACAGCACTTACTGGTTCTACTTCATCTGTTGGTCCTATTCGCCGTGGTATTAACAAGGCGTTCCGTAAGGGTGGGCCAGAAGAAACATTAAGTATTGATGAACGTGCAATGATTGCTCAAGATTTAGCAATTGACAAAGATATTCCAATTGAAGAAGTAACACATTTGATGATTCGTGAAGAAACCATCAGACGTGTGTACTCATCCTTTGGTGTGGATGAATCAGTTACGCGCTTTAAGTGGTTAAAGGATGCATTTATCCACCATCCAGATGTAATTAACTCAATGGCTTCATCTGTATCTGCTCGAACATCCCTTGGTGGTAAGTTCGATAAGGATATTAT